CTCAAGCCGCTCCTGCAAAGCCGACTCAACCTCAAGTTTCACTTCGAGACCAAAGAACTGCCTGTGTATTCGCTAGAGGTCACGAAGCCGGGGAGACTGATTGAAGCGGAAGGAGAGTGCGGTCCGACACCTGATGGGTTGCCAGATCCCGCCAAGCTGCCTAACGGGCCGTGCGGCTTCCTATTCATCCTCCCGGGGCATGTCATGGGGCAGAAGGTTGCGATCAGTCGATTCGTCGAAGCACTTTCGCGCTTGACGGACCGGGTGGTGTTGGACCACACGGGTCTTTCTGGAAAGTACGATGTGAGCTTGGCGTACACGCCCGAGCGGGCCCAATCCCTGGTGTCTCCCGGTATCGCAGCTCCCGGCCCGCCGGATGAGATACCTCCCCTTCCACCGGTAGATCCCAATGGCCCTTCTCTCTTTACTGCGCTCCAAGAGCAGCTCGGCTTGAAATTGGAATCGCGAAAGGGCCGTGCCGAAATCATAGTCATCGATCACGTGGAAAGACCGTCCGCGAATTAGCTCTCCGACAATCCGAATCTCCGAGACCCGGCCGTAACCTCTGTTTCTCCAGCACGCCGCTCTCGGCGGGTATTGTGGACGAAAGTGGGATTACCGGAAACTGACCGCCCTGTTTCAAAAAGGGTTCCCTATGAAACTCTTGAAAGGATGGATGAAGCCGTGATACGCTTCGAGGCAACGGCAAGTTCACGACTGCGAGACGTAAGCAAAACGGGCCAGGGATCTATTCAATCCACCGGCCCGCTGTTAGACTCCTAAATCCTGACCCATGGCAAGGATAACTGCATTTGTTGATGAGTGTCAAGGCTTACGCGCGGCATCGCGGCTGCTCGCAGAAGTCCGTCCAGGTTGCTATCAAATCGGGACGGATCAGCCGCAATGCGGAAGGCCTCATCGACAGCGACCAGGCTGACAAGGATTGGGCCGCGAACACCGGACCGCCTCGCGGCCGCTTTGCTCTGACCGGACATCGCTCGCGCGGATCGGAAACGCCGGCGAGCGCCGCGGCAGATCCCGACATCCCGCCCTCGACCGCTTCGCAAACCCAGCTGAATTTCGCGCAAGCTCGCGCCGCGCGGGAAGTGTTCCAAGCTCGCCTCACAAAGATCGAGCTGGAGGAAAAGCAGGGGAATCTCATCAAGCGCCGCGATGTCGACTTCCAAGCTCGCGATTGTGCGCGGATCACGCGCGATGCGATCCTCAATGTCCCGGATCGGGTTGCCGCTTTGCTCGCGGCGGAAAGCGATCCTGCCGTTGTTCGTGAATTGCTCGATGCCGAGCTCCGCACCGTCCTCGAACGGCTAGCGATGGAGATTCCGGCATGATCCCGGTATCGGAAGCCGTCTCCACGGCGGATGCCGCGCAGGTTTACCGGCCCGCTTATGCGAAAGGCCTCAAGCCGGATCCGCTGCTCAAGGTGAGCGATTGGGCGGATAAGCATCGCATCCTCACCACCAGGTCGTCGCCGGAGCCAGGACCATGGCGAACCTCGCGCACGCCTTATCTCCGCGAGCCGATGGATTGCCTGTCGCCCTCGAACCGCGCGGAAATCGTGGTGCTGATGAGCGGAGCGCAGATCGGGAAAACCGAATGCGGGAACAACTGGATCGGCTACAACATTCACCAGGCGCCCGGGCCGATGCTCGCGGTCCAGCCCACGGTGGACATGGCCAAGCGCAACTCGAAGCAGCGAATCGGCCCGCTGATTGAGGATTGCCCGCCGCTCAAGCAGCTGGTACGCGAACCGCGAGCGCGGGACTCCGGGAATACCGTCCTGGCCAAAGAATTCCCCGGCGGCATTCTTGTGCTCACCGGAGCGAATTCCGCCAAAGGCCTCCGCTCGATGCCCACCCGCTATCTCTTCCTCGATGAAGTCGACGGGTATCCCGGCGATGTCGATGGGGAAGGCGAGCCATGCTCGCTGGCGATCGCGCGTACCACCAACTATTCGCGCCGGAAGATCTTCATCACATCCACCCCAGCCGCTTCGCGCCTATCGCGCATTGAGCGCTTCTTCCTGATGGGTGATCAGCGGCGCTATTTCGTGCCGTGTCCGTTTTGCCAACACATGCAAACGCTCCGGTTCGAACAGCTGGTGTGGCCCAAGCGGAACCCCAAAGCGGTGCATTACGTTTGCGAGGAATGCAAAGCGCCGATCCCGAACCACGCGAAAAACTGGATGCTCCCGCGCGGAGAATGGCGCCCGACTGAGGCGACCGATGGCCGGATCCGCACGTTTCACATCAACAGCCTCTATTCGCCGGTTGGCTGGATGACCTGGGCGCAGATTGCCGATCTCTTCGAGCAGGCGGAAGGTGACCCGGAAAAGCTACAAGTGTTCTGGAATACCGTCCTCGGCTTGCCGTGGACCGATGAGGGCGAGGTACCCGACGTCGACCGGCTGTTTGACCGGCGCGAGCTATACCCCATCGGCATTGTTCCGATGGGTGGCCTGGTCCTCACGGCCGGCGCGGACGTCCAGGCACGCCGCATCGAGGTCGAAATCGTAGCGTGGGGCCGCGGGAAACAGACTTGGAGCGTCGATTACCGGATTCTCGAAGGCGATACCCAGCAGCCCGCCGTCTGGGCCGCGCTCACCGCGCTGCTTGATGAGGAATTCCCGACAGTCTATGGCAATCCGGTGCGCATCACCAAGCTCGGGGTCGATACCGGCTTCAACACGACGGCGGTGTACGAGTTCATGCGGAATTCCACCCCGCGTCATCGTGTAATGGGCATTAAGGGTAATTCCACCAGCTCGGCGCTGGTGAATCTGCCCTCGCTGATCGAGGTCACACCCCAAGGTCGCCGGCTCCCCCCGGGCATCCGGCTGTGGCCGGTCAACGTGTCGATCGGCAAGGAGCAGCTTTACCGCTGGCTCAAAAGCTCCATTCCCGATCTGGATGCGGGTGAAAAGTGGCCGGCTGGATTTTGCCATTTCCCGCAGTACGGCAAAGGGTACTTCGAGCAGCTGTGCGCAGAGCAGCTGGTCATGCGGACTCGCCCCAACGGACTCAAGCAACCGGTCTGGGAGAAGCGGCGCGATCGCAATGAAGCGCTCGATTGCCGGCTCTACGCGATGGCAGCGGCCGCAGCGTTGAGGTTGGACACCTGGAATCCCGACCGATGGGATTCGATCGAACAATCCCTAAGCGCTGTCACCGCCGCGCCCGCGCCACCACGCACCCCGAATATAAGGCCGGCTTGTAGTCCCATGCCTAAATTCCAGTCGTTCGGACCCAAGGAGAGCGGAGAGTGATCGTCAGACAAGCAATCACGCGCACCACCACCCCGACCGATCCCTGTACCCTTTTGGCTCAGGCGCAAAACGCATTGGGATTGCTCCTATCGGGACAACTCCCCGCCGAGATCGAGACGCCGCAGCTCGGTCGCGTCCAATTCAGCCGCGCCAATATCGGCGATCTTCAGCGCTACATCGACACGCTCACCGTCCAGTGCAACCAGGCCAACGGGATCTATGGCGGCGGGCGTAAGCCGTTTTCCTTTGAGGCGTGGCCATGAACTCGACGCTCGATTATCTGCTCAAAGCGCAGTACGGCAACGATACGCCGTGGGATAACCAGGGTGTTCCGCTTTACGGTCCGAATCTCTATCCGTCGCGCTGGCTGGACACCGCGCACTCGGGAGCTTCGCTCTCCCGGAAGCAGCTGGCCAACTGGCTTCCGTCGCGGATGCCCGCCGACGTGGACCTGCTCCCAGATCTCCCCACGCTCGTCGGACGAGCTCGCGACCTCAACCGCAATAACGGAGTCGCCTCCGGAGGCTTGCAGACCATCCAGGACAACGTCGCGGGAGTGGGATTGCGGCTCTCGCCCTGGCCGGATTGGAAAGCGCTCGGGAAAACGATGGAGTGGGCCGATGACTGGAGCCAAAAAGTAGCGGCTCTGTGGCGCAGCTGGGCGGAATCCGCTGCGTGCGACATCACCGGCCAACTCAACTTCAACCAGATGACGCAGCTGATTTTCCGGTCCACGCTCGAAAACGGGGAAGCGCTCGCGCTGGTCATGTG